CGCAAGCAGCATGTCGTTATTGTTTTTCATGGCAAACACCTCCTGTATCCAAGCTCAAAGAGGTGGCACTTTCGCGTCACCTCTTTGGGTCACTCCGGTATGTAACTCGCTGGATAGATGCCGCGGGGTAGAATCCATTGATTTGCAGCCAAGCGAGAGATCATGGCGCTGGCCGCAGCAAAAGACCAGGTGCCGACGTGCTGGAATCCATACCGCTCGAGCAGCCGGATTTGCTTTGGCGTTGCCAGTCCTTCGTCCTGACGGCGGATTAGGCGGTCGATCAGCAGATGAGCTTTACCGCTGTTTTCTACTGCGTCAGCCAAAATCCCGCGTGACTCCAGAAATCTGAGCTGCTTTTCGGACGGAGGACTCATTTCCCAGGCAAAAGTCGGAACATAATTTGCCAGATCTTCCGCCGCGATACTGAGTGCATATTGCAAGGGATCCACCAGCTTAGCCTTCCGGCGGCGCATTTCTGCAAGCTCTCGGGCCAGGGCAGCTTCTCGTTCAGCCAGGACATCACGCTCAGCCTGCTCCTCGGCCTCGATCAGGTCATAAACGCCATCGTCTTTCTGCAGTTGGTCGTCGATCTTCTGGGCGATCTCTTGATTCTTGCTAATCAGTGCGGACGGCCGGCATAAATCGTGCCGTTCCGTCATCCATAAAAAGTCCAACAGGAGCAGGTGATCTTTGCCGGGCGAAAGACGCATTCCGCGGCCTACCATCTGCTGATACAGGCTGCGTACCTTTGTGGGACGCAGAACAACAATGCAGTCGACCGCAGGGCAATCCCAGCCCTCTGTGAGCAGCATGGAGTTGCAAAGCACGGCGTATTTGCCGGCTTCAAAATCTGCCAATACTTCAGCACGATCAGCGCTCGTTCCGTTGACCTCCGCCGCGGGCAACCCCTTCTCGTTTAACATACGGCAGAATTTCTGGGATGTCGCGATCAGCGGCAGAAATACCACCGTTTTCCGACCGGAGCAGTAATGGAGCATTTCGTCCGCGATCTGGTCAAGGTAGGGTTCCAGAACGTTATCAATGCCCTCCGCGGAGAAATCGCCGCTGGAAATGCCTACGCCGGTCAGATCCAACTGGAGCGGGATCATCTGCGCCTTGATCGGGACAAGATACCCTTCCCTAATTGCGGAAGTCATGGTATACTCATAAGCGCGGCTATCAAAATACTCGCCGAGGTCCTTCATGTCGCCGCGGTCGGGTGTAGCGGTTACCCCCAGCACATTGGCATTGGGAAAATGTCTCAACACCTTCTGATAGCTCGCGGAGAGGCAATGATGCGCCTCGTCTACAATGATATCGTCAAAATAATCGGCAGGGAACCGGGCCAGGCGCTTATCCTGGGCCAGAGACTGCACTGAGCCAACAGTGACGGGAAACATGCTGCCAAGCGATGTGCGCTCCGCCTTCTCCAGTACAGTATCAAGACCGGCGGCGTTCAGCAGCTTATCTGATGCCTGTTGCAGCAGCTCGCCACGATGCGCCAGAATAAGCACCCGGTGGCCGCGCTCCACCTGTTTCTTCGTGACCATGGCAAACACGACTGTCTTCCCACAGCCAGTGGGGAGCACCAGAAGTGTTTTCCGGTGCTCCCCAGCAGACCATTCGGATAAAATCGCGTCCACAGCCTCCGCCTGATACGGTCTGAGGGTCATCATGGACATTTCCCCCTTTACACGAAGGGCAGTTCTTCCTGATCAGAGACGTCGTAGAAAGCGTCATTCTTGAAGAAATCAGGATCATAGTCGATGAAGTGGTCAACATCATTGGCCTGGCGGGGGTTACCGTCTTTGTCGGTATAGTCGCGGGGCTTGAAGCGAGCGCGGCCTTTAGAACCGAGCACACGGCTCCAGTCCATGACCAGATTTTCGCCCTTTTTCTTGAGGCCAATGCAGCGGAAGAAAGAGGAAATACGCCATTCAAGGGAGCGATACAGAATAATGTCGGTGTGGGCGACAGCAACGCTGCCATCCCCAAGGTGAACGGTAAGGGTAAGTATGGCCTTGTTGCAGGGAGGAATCTTGACGCTGCCGGGAAATCTGCCCCGCTCAAAGCTAGTAACTTCAAAGTTGTAATCGCCGGGCTCCAGAATTATAAACTGTGAGCCATCGTTAACGACAGTGTCGTTCCAGTCCATGATGTTGTTGTCGGTCGTGTACGGCATTACAATGCCCTCCTTTACTTGTTCCGGCCGTTGGAGGCGGCCATGTTTTCAACAATCTTGTCCCAGTACTTCAGTACCCAGTCGTTGATGAACTTTTCGGGGATGCCGTCAAGTGAATCAACGGCGGCGTAGCGGTCTTTGCTGTGAATGAAATCCAGAAGATCGGCCTCGGAGAACGGGGTGTTGATGAGCTTTTCGCGGAGTATATCCAGGGGCGTCGTAGCAGGCGAGGTCTTATTCGCAGGGGCAGGCGCGTTGGGAAAAAGATGCGCGATGCTATCAAAGCTGAGATCAAGTACATCGGGTAGGCCGAAGCGGTTCTTTGCGTCCCAGCAGGGATGATGGCTGGTATACATGATGCGCTTACCGCCCTGGGCCTTGGAGCTGTTGGTATCCGTCTTCACGACGAAGGTCTGATAGTTGCAGAACAGCAGCATATCAACCCACTCTTTCAGTAGCGGCGCGACCTGCTTGGAAAGTTTCATCTCCCAGCGGTCAAAAGCGCCCATCTCATCAGGGAGCTCCTGCTTACGCATTTTTGCGTGTGCGATAACGATCACGCTGATGCCGGCCGCGATCACGGTGTCAAGCACCTCCAGCAGATGGGAGAACTCTTCAGCCAGGTAAGTGTAGCCCTTGCCATAACCAAAATCCTCAATGCCCTCCTTGCCGTACTTCCTGCACACGTGATCAACGCACAACTGTTCAGCCCAGTCGGCGGTGTCAAGTACCAGCGTGCCGCATATGCCTGGACTGGCAGCAACTTCCTTCACAATGGCGAGAAGCTCGTCCCAACTTGAGGGACGTTCAATGCGGCGAACATCCAGATGGGCGGTGCCGCCCTCAGTGTCAACAAAAAGCGGATTGTAGCTATGGGCAGCGACGGTAGACTTGCCGATACCCTCGATGCCGTATAAGCCAACCTTCAGCGCCCGCTTAATGGTGCCTTCGATGATATTCAGTTTCATGATTTCCTCCCGTATTATTTCAGTGAGCATGTCTGGTTTGGAGTGATTTCGCAGCCGGGGACTTTTGTGCCAGAGTTGATCAGCTTCCTTACATTGCTCTTATTGACCTCTGGGTCGGGGACGCGATAGCAGTCGCTGTACTTATGCCGTTTCAGCCAGCTAATGGCCTTAAAGGCATCGGTGACTGTGAGCCTGGAAGAGTTGCGATAGCGGATGGTGGCAACGCCACAATTGGTAGTCTGACCTGCGCATTCGCGGTCGAGAATCTGCATGATGCGATCTTCTTTCTTCTCCAGGACAGCGCGGCGCTTGCTGAGACGTTCTTCTTCAGCCTTAATTGCAGCGGCCTCGGCGCGAATGTTCAGGACGAGCTTGGCGAGGTATTCCAGAACAGAAGAACGCTCCATTTGCAGCGCGTTGATCTGCTCATACAGTTCTTCGGAGTCCCCCAGAAGCTCGCCAGTTTCGGGATCACATTCAATCTGATCAGCCAGCTGCGCGATAGCCAGATTGATTTCATACAGCTTCACTATTGCGCACCTCCCTGACTGATCGCATGAATTGAAACCTCTTTTACTGACGCCGACGGTGCGAGTACCAGCACCTCGGTGAACTCACCGAAGAGCCAGCGAAGCAGACGGGTTGGAAGCCTGATCTTGCGGCTTACCAGTACCGACTGCCTCTGCCCGGCGGCGTCGGCAACATTGATGCAGACGCGGTGTTTCATGTTTTTACCCTCACTTTCTGAGGTAGCTTAGGCTCCTCTCATATCCAAGGGCAAAAATAGCTGTCCGTTGCGTCATGAACCGCCTATTCCGTATAAATCTTTTTCAAAACGGGGTCATCCGCAATGATCATCTTGATTTCAGTTATACGGCGGCGGATTGTCGCTTCAGGAATTTTCAATAGACAACCGGCTTTCCTCCCGGAAAACCCCATAAGGAAAACCAGGCAGTAAATCTTCTTCTGCTGTTCGGTAAAGCCATCTACAATAGAGCGCAGTCGTTCAATAGCCTCAGGCTCTTCTTCATCGGCAGGGCTCAAGACCTGAGCCTGGACTCTGAGCTTATCTTCGTCGATTGTCTCTTCTGAAAGGATAGATTCGAGGGATAGATGGTAGCGCTTGGGGACTTTTTCACCCGGATGCTGACTCTGCCACTCCAGAATCATTGGCCGTTCCCAATCTTGGTATGGCACTTTGCAGTTTTTGTTTTCGTTATAGACAGCGCGATCATCAGCTAAGTGCAGTTCCCGAATCATTTCATCTGGAACAAATCGCTCATCGTCAAACACGGTAATAACTTCTGAATAATCTGCCCGGCTGGACTCAGGAAAAAGCTGAATTCTTTCACCTGTGACAAAGAAATAGGTATAGGTCGTGCGGCTGTTGCTGTTGGTTTTTCTGGTTTTCATAGAAAACGCTCCTTTCGGTCTTGTTAGGCCGAAATGGAGCGCAAAAAAGAGGCAGACCACATAGCAGCTCTCAGTACCGAAAAGTCCATCTCTTCCCGGAAATCGTATTTCAAAATGACAGAGCCGACATGAGCGATCCTGTACTGTCCTCATTTAACAAGCTGTCGGACGAGGATATAAGAAACTGCCTGGATGAAAAAGCGATACACGCAATCGAGACTGTGATTATGGTCGAATATGCCAGATGCAACAATATGTCCAGTGAATCGGTCATCAAGGCGTTTGAAGGTCGGAGGGCCTTTCAGACATCCGACAACACGGCAAAGGCCAAACGTGCGTTGGAAACAATAAAGGCCGAAACGGAAGATGGCTGATATGGACGGAAAGAGGCAGTCTGCGCTTTATAGAAAAAAGTACAGACTTAAAACGATCAACAGTGCAACATTGAGCGAGGCGCTGAAAGAACAGGGATATACCATAATTGAGTTTAACGGTATTCACGATAAAGGCGCAGTTTTCGAGCTGATCGATGCCCTTCAGCTCAAAAGCATGGTTTCCCAAAGCAGATGCTTTACCTATCAAGACGAAAACTATCGCTTAGTTTTTCTCCATGAGGATCTAAATGACGAAGAACGTACCATAGTCCTTGCGCACGAAGTAGGCCATATTTGGTATCGGCACATGCGTCAGGGGAACGTGATCGGAACAGACGTTGTGCAGGAATATGAGGCAAATGAGTTTGCCCATTATTTGCTGCTCGGCAGGACGAGAAACAGAAGAAAGCGTTTTCTTATTGCTGCTGTTTGCATTGACTGGCACAAGCTGATCCTGTACCTTAATAAGGTGTTTTTTCTTTTCTGCCATATGGCTTGTCCTCCGTTTTCTGAAATTTTGATGGTGA